TTGCTCAGTCCGAGCTCAACAGTTACAGCCATTACGCGCTCGCAAACACAGGACCGCTAGTGCGCTCGTAGCGCTTTATTGCAGTGACGATAGCCTCTCCTAACGCCGCCCCATTAGCGCCCATACCTGCCGTCACATTGATAGTGATTTTCGCACCACCACCCACACGATCATTAGGGATAATCGTGCCACCCCCACTGGAAGGCACAAACAGTTCAGGACCCATCTCCCCCACCAGGTAAGCGCCCCCACCAGCGACAGGCCCACCGCCTGCTCTACGCCCCCTCAAAGCTGTCGAAGCAATCCTGTCAGGTGAAGCAGCACCGCTACCCACAAAACGCTCATACGCTTCCCTAGCAGCATTGAGCATGTCAGCAAGACCCCTCATCGCTTCCTTCAAACGCTCAACAGGGTTAATGTTCTTATTCAGGAACTCCACAATCCCAGGAGTGTCACCCTCCCACTCACCAAACAAACCAATGACCTCATCAGTGAAGAACCCAAGGTCACTCATCACAGAAGCCATGTCATGAAACAAAGGCAGGATGTCAGCGACAGCATCAAGGAGGAGAGGTGCTAGGACAGCGACCAGTTCACCTAGCTGGAAAACAGCCTCTTCAATCTCAGGCCACATCTCCTGGAACTTTGTAATGATGTTAGCAAGCACTTCACTGGTGATGAACTTGTTTATAGCATCAAAGATATTGATAAACCCAGTCTCAATAGCAGGACCATGCTCAGTCATCCAGTCAATGAAAGAATCCAGGTGAGGTAGCAGGTTCTCGAGAATCGTGCCACCAATCTCAATGAGACTGTCACGCGCTGTAGCCATCGCACTATCAAACTTGAACTGTGCAGTATCAGCAGTGATACCCATAGCCTCATCAAGGATGCCCACACCATCAGTCATCTGAGCAATGATGTCCACATTGGTTGCCACATTAGGGCCAGTCAAAGCAAGAACCGCGTTTAGACCCTCAATGGATCCGATGACTCTAGTGAAGTCCTCCTCATTCTCACCAAACGCTTCACGCAAATTGATGAGCGTAGACAGGAGACCCTCCTGCTCAATGCTCTTAGCCACATCCTCAGTAGTCAGACCATACTTCTCCATCATGTCTGCAGCCTCTTTGGAAGGCTTCAGGAAAGCTTGCATAGCACCGCGCACACCAGTCACAGCTTCAGTAGCGCTCAAACCACCCCTGGTCAGACCGGCAATCAAACCTGTTGTTTCTTGGAAGCTCACACCCAGTTCAGAAGCGATAGGGATAACGCGACCCAAAGCCCCAGCGAGCTCCTCAGGGGAGAACTGTCCAAGCCTGACAGCTTCAGCAAGCGCATCAGTAGCCTCAGTACCAGTCAGTGCAGCACTACCGTAAGTGTTCATGGCGGCTGTGGCAGCGTTAGCAATATCCTCCACGCTACCCAAACCGATAGCAGAACCCTTCAGAGATGCCTCGAGAACATCCACAGCATCAGCGCCACGCAAACCAGCAGAGGTGATGAAGAACAAAGCCTCAGCAGCCTCATTGCCTGTCTTACCAAACTGAGGACCAAGCTCCCTAGCTGCCTTCTCCAAGTCAGCAATCTCATCAGCGGTCAGACCCACCAAACCCTGTATGCGTGAGAAGGTTGTCTCGAACTGTGCAGCCTCACGCACTGAAGCCACGCCCACCGCAGCAATAGCTGTGGCAGCCACGCGCCCCACATCCACAGCAAAGTTCTGAAAGTTAGCAAGCGCACGCTTAGCACCATTCAAACCCTTAGGATCAAACTTAGTTACAAGGGGAATAAAGATAGCCATTAGCGGAACCTACCAATCTCTCTAGTGGCATCAGCCATGAACTTCTCAATAGCACGCTTACCCAGGCCCTCAATCATGGGGTAACGCTTCACCGCTGAATCGTAGGCAAAGTATCCGGCACGCCCCCTAATGGGTTTGTAAGCCCGTATGCCTTGATTGAAAGCACGCCCCTGCCCATTTATCCTGTGCTGAATCCCAGGGCTCCCAGCGCGGTCATACTCCCTAGAGAAGCGTGCACCTGGTCTCCTGGAGGATCCTGCAAGTTCTGCATAATCGAAACCGATACCGCCACCAGCGCGAGTCCCACCAGTGAACTTCATTGCAAGCAAACGCGAAGCCCCACCCTTCGCACGCCCTGGGGTGAACGATACAGAGGAGCGCACAGTGCCGGTCCACCTGGTGACACCGTTGTGATTCATCCCAGACAGGGGAGCCTGAGAAGGAACATCCCCACCAATCGCCTTAGCAACAGGATTGATCATGCCACGCATCTCAGCCCTCAACTTATTCAGGGCTTTGCGGTCAAGCGTTCTCAGCGTTTTGGTCAAGTCAGCAAGACCCTCAACGCGCATCTGAGTAGAAAGCAAAGCAGGCTCCAATCCTGCTCCTATTCTATCGCCTACGCTTACGCGGTCTCTGGCTCGCCTTAGCCTTAGCCTCCAACACCTTCTGGATAGTGAACAGCATGCGAGGGTGCAAAGCACAGAGATCCTGTGGACTAATACCAGTCTCCACAGCAATCTGAGCAATAAGCCAATGAGCTGAAGAATCCCCCAGCCCCTTGATTATTTTGGGGAGCCTGCCTCAACGCCTTCCACAGACTCAACCCACTTAGCGAAAGCATCCTTAGTCTCACCAGTGCGCTTCAACACATGCCAGCCCAACCAGAGCAGGTGTGTGATTTTCATGTCCTGGTTTAGGCGTGACACAGACAGATCGTACTCTGCCTCAAAAGCCACAAGGTCAGCAGCAATACCAGTGACCTCTGTAGAAGTACCGTCAAGGAAAGTAATTAGGAGCGTAAAGTTCATGCTCCAGATACTACCCTAGTTTAGGCAGTACCGCGTGTGATTGCACCATCCACAGGCCAAGTGACATCCATAGTTGCCAGGTCTCCCACATTGCTTGCGAAAGGCGTGCTCTGCACGACAAGCGCATTGAATGAATAGCTGGGGTTAGTGGCTGATACTGCACCGCTAGTGGGCTTCAGCACAATGGCAACAGTGCCACCCAGGTTGCTCCAAACAGTGCTATCCCAAGCGCCTGCGGCGAAGTCCTGGTGTGCTGAAAGAGTAACGCTGGAATCCTGCAGGCCACCAATGTAGCGGCGTGCTGAATCACCAAACGCGGTAATCTCAAGCTGTTCCCTGGAGACATCCAAAGTGACTGCAGCAAGGCTGTCACTAAAGTCAGTGCCCCCAATAGTGATATCAAAATCAGTAGCTGCGAACTTCAATCTAGTTTCTCCTAATCCGCGTAAACAATGGCACTGAACTCAGCTGCCAAATACTGTTGCTCTCCTAATGTTATCGCACCAATGTTAGTCATCTCCTGCAACCTAACATCGAAAGCGTTACCACCAAGAGTCTTATCTGACTGCAATGCGGCCTTCACCCCACCAGCACCAGTGGAGGCGTAAGCGTTCAACCTGGTCTGTGCTGTACGCTCCGAAACCCTCCCCACAATGACAGTGATCGTGAAAGTGTAGAACACCATGCCACCCTGGAAAGCCTGATCATATTGCACACTATTCAACTGCACAACAGCGATAGGAGGTGAAGGGTTATCAGGGAGCTCAGCGCTAGTCCTCAGACCGCTAATCGTTGCAAGGTTAGTTGCAATCCCATCCCTAATGTCAGTGATGCTCACGCAAACCTCATCCTTCTAAATGGCATGAGGAGTTTCTCCACATCAGGATCCACACGCCCCACACGCATCACACCCAAATCACCAAAGCCCATCACACCAGTAGGGCTGTCGTACCGTTTGAACTGTCTCATCGAAAGAATGATGCACGCCTGCTTCACCGCTGTAGGGATAGAAGCGAAACCCCACACCCCAGTGATCTGCACAGAAGCCTCATTGCTGTTCACATTCCTAGGCTCATAAATGGGGAACAGGTAATCCCCAATGGCACGCACCTGTGTGTAAGGGGTAGTGATTCCTCCAGCGATACCGTTGAGAGGGTTCAGCTGGTAATCGGTTGTGGTCCAGGTCACATCAAACACCCCAGAACCGTCACTGTCAGTCTTGAGAGTAGTAATGGATTGCAGGTCATCCACATCCACACTGAACACATCAGTGGGCCGGTAAATGCGTGTCGCTGTAGAGCTTGTGAATACGCGCTCACACCAGCCGTCAATCTCGCGTGAAGCAGCCTCAATGCTTATCTCAAGCAGACTGTCATCCACTGTGTCTGTAATCCTCAGCGCTGCTTTGACATCAGCGAGAGTTGCATAGCCGTTAGTAATCGCCACTAGAAACCTCCAGCTCCTAGTTTACCGCGCCGAGGGTACACACTTACCGGCTCAGATACTGTTTCAGGAAGGGAAGCCAGGAACCCTCCCAGACCGTCTCAATATCGAACTGCAAGGCGAAAGACCTAGCCACGCTAGAAACGCCCCTATCAGCGTTGTACGCCTCCTCAAGGGCTCTTACAAGGTCAGCGAGGATAGGGATTTGGTAGAAAGCCTTTTGGGGTTCATCCCAGAACGGTTGCCCCTCCACCTTGAACCCATCCTCAGCAACCAGGTCAGCAGTAGCAGCCCAGTTAGAACCGATGACGCGAGTGCCACACGCTTGCGCCTCAATGATGGGAACCCCAAACCCTTCCCCATAGGTTGCCATCCAGACAACATCAGAGGCTGTGTAGATTGCAGCGAGCTCCTGATCTGTGTACCCCACCCTGAGCTCATCTCTGTTAGCGAAAGTCACAGAGTCTGCAGGAACCCCACAGGACTGCATGAGATGCACCAGGTGGAACCCACCCACGACAGGGAGCGTGTCAGCGTGAATATACAAGTGTGAGTCTGGGTGCGCCTTGAGGTGAATACCGAAAGCGAGGAACAGTTCAGCGTAAGCCTTCCTGTGGATGATGCCATTAGCTTTGTTAGCCATCACAGCGCTCACCAGGAACTTACCCTCAGGGATCCCCATAAACTCCCTAGTAGGTTGCCCCCTGAACTTTGGTGTGGGCTTGAAAACTTTTGTGTCCACCATGTGAGGAATGTAAGGCGCTTCCATACCAGCCTGAGCTAATTGTTTCTGCCCATGAAGAGCCATCGCCACAGGTGTCACATTGTCACGCTTCAGAAACTGTTTCACCATAGGAGGCATCGTGATGTGATCGAGAGGAACCCAGGACACAATCGGTGTCTCAGTCTCCAAGTCTTTGTACACCCACACATCGTAAAGAGTGAGCAGGAAGTGAGGCAGGTCCAAGTGTGCTTCTCTATGATGCTCATGCCACAAATTGATGACATCATCACTGTAAGGTTTCAACCCTTTAGGGTAAACCGGCACATCACCATACTTAGTGCGATGCTTCCCAATGTAACCCTCAGTGCCATAGTTAGACAACACAGCAACCTGCAGGCCATGCTGTTTCATCTTCTCCACCAGGAGCCCAGCCTGCACACCATACCCTACACAACCCCTTTGAGTTTCTCAATCGCCATACCCCACACAATAGCGGAAACCCCCACCAATCACAGGGACTGGCAGGGGTTTCAGCTTTAGTAGCTAGATGCTTATGCAAGCTCCAGGTACTTGATGTGAGATGCACCGTTAGCAACACCAGCGCCGAGACGGTAGGTGAAGCGGTAGCCGGTGATGTCATTGGCAAAGTAGGCATCCTGAGACACTGCAACCTGCAATCCAGTGGTGCTCACCTTGACAGAAGGCCAGTGTCCGAAGAACACAGCCTTGTTACCCGTTGCAATGGAAGCCACTGCAGGGTTCTCGTAAAC